ACCAATAACGTCATACGCCATTAGTTGTGGCATTGTTCTACGAACTAGTGAAATTAGGATTGGATCCCAATTGTCAACACCAGCACCAGTAACGTTCGCTTCTGCAAGTGATAGTTTCTGGTTCTCTAATAGACGTGTCGTAACGCCTTTAATATGTGCATCCGTTATCTCTGGCAAACCATCTGCTTCAAGAACCGGAGCCCACTTCTCTTTAATTTCTTCAGTTAAATACATATTTTTCTCCTTTTTGTATATTCTTATTTATGAAAATTTAGAAATTGTAGCTAAGATTGCGTCTATCTCAGCTGAAACAGTTGCTTTCTTTTTCTTACTTGTTGTTGTTTCTTCTATGAGTTCAGCTTTCTTATCTTCAGATGGGAAGTAGTTCTCTACTAAAGTAGATACCGATTTCCTATATTCATCTTCTGATTTGTAGTCAATGTCTTCTGCAAGTACACGAATCTTCTCTACCTGAGTAGATGCTAATTCGCCTGTTGCTTCAGTAAAGACTGTAGCTTTCTTCATTTTAGAAATATCTTTGGATAATTCAATCTTGGAATTAATCTCTTCGTTTAACTTAGATTCTAATTCTTCAATCTTATCAGCCTGTTCACCAATTACATCATATTTCTCTGCTGGAACATCTATATAGTGACTCTCAAACAATGTTTTAAGTCCACTAACAAACTCTTCAGTGACTTCAGTCTTAAGACCTTGTTCAACAACTAGTTTATTATCCTGCATCCATTCAGTAATTACGTAGTCTAAATAACCATCAACTTTTTCTACCATATCTTCAGTGAATGTTTCCATTCTATCTTCTATAGTACCAGAGACAGATTCCTCTATCTTCTTAGCTTCAGATTTGACGTGTGACTTAACAGCTGCTTCGAAAATTGTAGTTGCTTTAGTCTTAAACTCTTCAGAAAGATCTTCGCCGTTAAATAAAGCATCTACGTCTTCAGTAACATCGATTTCAATCTCTGCTTCTTCTTTGACCTTTTGCTTTTTAGTAGCGACTTTTACTTCTTCTTCTTCTTCCTCTTCGTCACCATCGTCTTCGTCTTCGTCTTCGTCTTCGAATACTTCGGCTTCCGCCTCGTTATCACCCTTAATTGTTTTCTTCTTTAACTTGTTAGCTTTAGGCGGTGATGCTTCTGCAACAGTTTCAACTTCAGCTTCTTCTGCCATAGCTTCTAATGTGCCGTCTTCTAACAACGCTTCTGCTTCTTCTACAGTAAGTTCCATGTCACCATCAACACTTTTGTAAGTGTCTTCTGATAACTCTAGAATCTCACCTGATTCAGTTTTCAGTTTCATATTTGTCTCCTTAAAATTATCTTTCTAAATGAATTCTGTTTCAATTATATTTATAAATTATCGTATTTTACAGATTATTTATGAATTTGTTAAATACTTCCATCATCTTCTCTTCTAAATCCACACTTTTTGTTTTGTCGATTTCTTTCTTTGCTTGTGCAATCTCTGATTCTTGGAATATACCATTATTCCATATCCACTCTTTCCCTTCCATTATTCCATTTACAAATGCATCTGGAGCTGAAGGGTCTGCAACAATATCTGCTGCTGTTGCAAGATAGAAATCATCTTGAACAATATTAGCACCATTCTTTTGTTTCATTGAACCCATACCTCTTGATGAAACACCAAGTCTAGCACCTTCTTTAATTAGATTTTTAACTATTCGTCCATATGGTGTATCCATTATCTTGGCACGACCAACATAGTTACTACCGTCTTTTTTCAATTCGGTAATCATATGTGATACACGGTCTAAATTGATGCCAGGACCTGATGGATGACCAAGTTCACCAAACGCACGATTCTCGTTAACGTATGTCTCAGTGTATCGTTGTACTTCTCTATCCATTGTTTTCTGTGGATATATACGACCATTTCTATTCTTCTTCTCTGCTTGTAAGAATACACCTTCAATAAAGTAACTCTTCTCGCCAGTCTTTTTCGACTCTGTAACTAACTGTGTTAAGTCTTCACTAATCTCTGTAATAAGTCTCATTGTCTTACTCCTATTTTAGGTTTATTGCTTTGCCAGGTTTTGCAGTCCTCATTCCGAACGCTTTACGTTTCTTCATACTCTTCTTTCTCTTTCTAAGAGCTTTTACTTGACCACCAACATTTTTCTTACGTGCTCTAGCACCCTTTCTGGCAACTTTCTTACGTTTTGCAACGCCCATTCTTTTATTCTTTTGTGCTTTAGTGTAAAGTGTTTTTTTAACTTTCTTCTTTCCACGAACCACATATTTAAATCTTTCTGATACTTCATCCCATTCGAAAAGAGACTGGTCTTCTTCCTCAACTTCAGAATATTGTTCTTTAGTGAGAATCAGTTCTTCATCTTCTATAATGACAAACTTATCATTGAATTCATTAAAACTTAACATACTACTCTCCTTGAGTATCCTTGTCTTTTTTGGAAAATAAGGTCTTAGATAATTCTTGTTTCTTATTAGCAATCGCTGCAAAAAGTCGTTGCTTTAACAACGAACCAATACCAGTCGAAAACTCGTGTGCCTTATCATTTCTCGCCATATTTAATACATCTTTAACAGTTGTTTCACTCATAATTAATATCCTCCATCCTCATCTTCTTTAGGTTTGTATTTAGGATCAGACATTTCTGCCTTAATCTCTTTATCCATCTCAGTCATTTCATCTTCTGATTGTTGTAGTATACTTCTTCTAACCCATCCGTGAGATACATACTTACCAACATAATCATTTAAATCTCTTAAGATTTCCATCCTTTCTTTTAACATTTCTGCTTCTTTTAATTCAGCAAAATATGAGTCGGAATTAAAATCAAAATCAATATTCTCTTTAAAGTCTTTCCACTCTACTTTAGTTATAATACCTTTGGCAACTAATTGAGCTCTAAGTAATTGGTAGAAAATCTCACTAAATCTCTTTCTTAATTTCTCTACAAACTTATTAAACTTAATCTCATCTCTACTAATTTCAGCAGACCTACCAAGTGAAAATCCACTATCCGTCTCCATTCTCGAAATTGGTACGTGCAATGCCTTGTAGACTTTCTTCTGAAAATAAAGAATATCATCTATATCTCCAAGGTTCTGCCCGCCAGGAAGTGTAGTAATCTCTGTACCTTTACCACCTTCTCTACGAGGTAACCAAAAATCTTCCATCATTGTCATCGTATCATTCTGGTCTTTAGTAGTACCAGTAGTAGCATCATAAACAATTTTATTCTTATACTTGTTCATTACACTACGTAAATATTCTTCCGCACGACCCTTTGGAAGATTACCAACATCAATATAGAACACTCTTCTCTCTGGTGCTCTAGATAATCTATAGATAACTAGAGAGTCTTCAAGCATTCTAAGTTGATTTATAGGCTTAATAGCCTTATGTAAATAACTTAAAATATTCTCACTATGTTCATCTAATAGTCCTGAATGTCCATAACAGATTGCTTCATTAGCAATCTTAATACCACTTGTAGATGCTGCACCTTCAGGTGTATAAAGATAATACTCTTCAATACCAGTGATAATCTCTACATTCTGTTCATTCTTTTCTTTGAGAACTTCACGTATTTTTCTAATCAAAGTAGGTTCTATCCAACGAACCTCACGAATACCTTTCTTTAAGTTACCCTCATCCATTACAATATGGAAGTATAACTTACCGTCAATATACCACTTTCTGAACCACTCACCACCTTCTTTATTAAAACTGAGTAATCTGGTTATTTTTTCAAATTCTTCAGTAATTGCTTCTTTAATATTATCAGGTTGATCTAAGTTTTCCATGTTAATGGAAATAGATTCTTCACCGGGTTCGAATACAATAGCATCATTGATGATATCATCAATGGCTGATTCTGCCTCAGGGTGCTTGGATATTTTCCGATATCTCTCTATTAATTCGAAATCCGACTTATAGTCGAAATCAAAATTAATGGAGTAGTCGTTAACTCCACCGCCATGAATAACACTAGCACCATCCTCTTCCCGAGGTGGAACAAAAGACTTAGCTATTTTGGATTTATCCTTTTCCTTAAGTCTTTTCTCTAATCTGTACCCGAATAATTCAATTGGCATATGCTATCCTTTATCTCATAATATAGTAGTATATATATGGAAGAAATTAATCTTTCATTATTATCCTAGGAAAGCATTAGCAAGAGCACCACCAGCAGTATTAGCAACACCACTAGTATGGTAATCATATGCAAATGTTACAGTATATTCTGCAATAGCATCGTTTGTCTCATATGACATATCAATTGTACCAATCTCACTTGGAAACAATCCTACCATTAACCATTCTCCAGTTACAGCACCAGCTGAACGTTCTAACATCTTAATACTAGCAGTTGCCTTATATAAAGGAGTTGAAGCGTTTACGTTGAAAGCAGAGTTACCAATGTACTCCATCCAACGTTCGAACTTCTCTCTATACTTGTGGTTTACATCATCCATTACTGTGACAGTCCAGTCAGCAAACGTTCTATCTCCAGCTACCTTAATCTTACGACCAAGATATGGAACTTCAACTACGCCAGTAGTTGCAGCAGGAACGTTTGAAGCTTTACATACAATTTTAAAGTCGCTGTCAAACTTTGCACCAGGGATATTAATATTACTTATTTCTACCTCAAAGTGCGTTGGACGTTGCCACTCAGCAAAATTAGATTTAAATGTGTCTAAAGTTGAAATCGCCATTTTCTATCCTCCTTAACCTATTACTTCACTAAATGCAACACCAGTTTTGGTTGCCACAAATGTGAGTGTTATAAAATTAATACTCTTACTTGGTTTGATGTAGAAATCAGCTCTAAACTCATTTGCATCAATAACCGTTGAAGTATTATTTGAACCGTCACATACAACTAAGTAATCAGACATTCCTCTGCGACCTTTAACGTCACGTAAGAAAGGATCAACTGTTGAAACAAATTGACTTCTAGTAAATGAATCGTTAAACTCAAATAAGAAGAACTTAGATGCTCTACTAATTGCCTTCTCAATGAAGATAAACAATCTACGTACATTGATTCTATCAAATGCACTTGGTTTATTAGTCATTGTCTTATCACCCCAAAGTACTGTACCTTGACCTGGGAATGAAACAACTGGATTGATTGCATTCTTATAAAGTGTATCTCTGTATGCTTGTGCTGGATTAAAACCTAATTTAACCACAGATTTAATAGCACCACGATTTAAGCCACCAGGACTCCACCAAGGGTCTCTAACATTATCTGTGAATACACAAAGACCAGCGATATCAGCACTAAGATTCATCCAACGATATTTATCATTGTACTTATCATATTGATACTTAACATTACCGTCCATTGCACAGTATGTACCTGCTTTAGCACCAACGTTAAGACTATCTCTGTAATCAACAAGTGCAGTAGTAATAGTACTTGGGTCACCAAGAGAATCTGTTACTAACTGTTTTGCTGGAGAAATGAATGCCATACAGTCACCACGTGCAAATGCAACTTGGTTTACTATGTATTCTGACACTAATTTACTGTCTGCTGTTGGAAGACCATTAGCACCACCAGCAACAAGAAGTTGAACATCTACTTCTTCTGGATTAGCCATTAAGTCCCAACCATCTGTCCAGTCACCATTGACAGGGGCTGCTACACCACCGTCTGAAAATTTCTCTTGTGCTGCTGCACCTAAATTTTCAGAGACAACATATATCCATTTTGAACGGTTATTAATTACTTCACTTGCATAATTATTTTCACCTGTAGGTCCTGTGAATCCATCAGTGGCAGATACCATGAAAGACTCGACTACATTAAACCCAACTACTTCCCAGAAAAGGTCAGAATTGGCAGAAACATTAGGTTTAACAACACCATCAGCTGTTGCATCTTGGTCTAAGTATTTTATACATTTAAATGCAACACCACCATCCATTGCTAATTGACCTGCTGTGTATACAGTAGTATCAACGTAATCAGGAGCTGCTGCTACTGATTCATCATAGTAACGAACAGTAATACCAACCTCATATTTTGCTGAGTCTGGTGCTGTATCAAATAAGTTAGCATCAATGAATGTGCCCCAATTTGTAAAGTCAGAATAAGAAACAACTAATTTGTTTCCTTCTGCACCAGCATAACGTGCTACAAAGGCTTCTGTACCAGCTACAAGAGCAGTATATTGAGAATCAAAATCATCTCTATTTTTAACTGATACTGCACCACCACCATCAGTAGCATTGTAACTGGCTGTACCAACTACACGCACTACTTTTAAATCGTTTGCATATCTCAAAAAGTTGGCTGCTCCAAAGAACGAATCTGCTGTTCCGTTAGTTGGTGCTCCAAATTTTGCTACTAGATCATTTTCTGAAGTTACTGTAACTACCTCTCCAACAGGTCCCCACTCAAAGAAGCCTACTGTGGCTCCTACACCACTGGCAACTGGGGCGACCGTCGTGGAGAGATCACGTTCTTTAATTTCTACACCTGGACTTAATTGCATAGTCTGTCTCCTTTAATCGTAAATTTTGTTTGTAAGATTAATGAAAAGATCGTAATAATCTTCTCTATTCGATGTAAATATTTATAATAATATGTATTTAGACAATTTGCCAAAGTTCCCCACCATCCTTGACATATTGGTCTTTATCTTCTTCACCATTATTGAATATACCAAATGGTAACATTTCATCTTCTATCTGCTTCATTTGTTCAGCATATATTGTATTTCTAATATCTTTGTTAGTTAAATCCTTAAACAAATCTTGTGAGGTAAACCAAGAGAATAATACTAAGCCCATCACAACATCATCGTGACAACCATCTTCTGCTGCAAACGATTTCCCTTTTATTACAAATGAAGCCAACTCTGATATCGTATCTAAATCACTTATCACTAATTTTTCATTATCGATTAAGTCTTTTAGGTTAGAACAACCAATTGACTTGACCTTCTTTGTCATTTTAACCCCAAACCCATCTGATTTAGTACCACTCATTGCAATGATATTCTCATACTCTAAGTCATAATTGAGTATATTTAACACTTCTGCACCAGCAGAGTCTCTTTCTATCAGTACATCAGCCATGTTATATTTCATTGCCACCTCATTAACAATGTTTGGTAACAATAAAGGTGATATAGAGTTACTTCTATAGACGGCAACTTGAGTCATTGGGTATTTAGTGACATTTATTACTGATATAGTAGAATAGTCTTGCCCACGACCCTCTGCAGTGTCGACACATACAATATATTGATTGTTTTCAAGAGTCTCTTCATATACATTTAATCCTAATGATCGTAAAACTGGTTCCTTGTGGACTAATTGTTGTAGTTTATTAGTATTGATTAACGTGTTTGATGACCCTAGGAATGATGCTTCGTGCTCTTGTTCAAACTGTTCCTCACTTGTATTTGCTATAGTCTCACGTCTCCATTCCTCATCTCTCCCGGGAACTTGTGACCAATGTACACTGAAATTAACGAAATTACTCCTACCTTCTTCAGCCTCAACCCACATCTTATAGAAATGGTTTAATCCATTAGGTGTTGATACAATAATTACTTTAGTTTCTTTACCAGAAGAAATTGTTGGATATACTGAACGAAAGAAGTCTTCTGCAATACCTGATTGAACGAATGCAAACTCATCAAGAAATATTGCTGAGAA